TGGTGTTTTGCAGTTCCATGATCATCTCCTGTTCAACCCGCTTCGTTGCGGTAGAAGAATTCTAACACGGAATTAGATTCCCATTGCAAGCTTTTTTATCCCGGGCGCCATAAAGCCATGTCTGCAAAAACAACAGCGAGGATGACCGCCAGCAGCACCACTCTCCACAGGCGGTCAATCCATCCCTGCCCCTCGCAGAACTCAAAGGGCTCCCATCTCATTGTCGCTGGCTCGGAATGCGGTTCATGATCGCTTCCGCAGCCGCTCGCAGGGCGGTGCGCACTTCCTCGTTGGTGGCCTCGTCCGCGGCCGTCTGTGCGATCCTGCTGCACTCCTCGCGCTCGACATAGATCGCTGTTTTAGTGGCCTCGATGGCGATCATCATAATTTCCGCCTTGGCTACCGCTAACGACTCGTCGAACTCGGCCTGCGTGAACAGCGTCACATGGCCTGCGCCATTAAGAAGTGATCGGGCAAGTTGGCTTAACTCCTTCTTCTCGGTCATTTTATCCTCGCCACCTTGTTGCGACGCATCGTCTCCTCGTAAGCCGCCTTGCCGGCCTCGTCTAAGCGCCGCAGCGGCATTTCCTGCCAGTGCTTCCACTTGGCGATGATCTTCGGGTCTTCGCTCGGCGGTATCCAGCCGGCCATGCGCCACCGAATCGTCACGTCAGTGCCAGTGGGAGTCCATATGTGATCGCTCATGATTTCTCCTCGTTTTTTAAGTAGTCAAATACCTCTTGCACCCTTCTCATACTTTCAGGATCAAACTTTTCCTTACGAAGGTGATACTCAATCTCAATTAAAGCAAATCGATACCCATCACTGAATGCTTTTGCATATTCCACATCATCAATCATGCAATTTCCTTAACACCATGCCGATGACATGATGAGTCCCAAAATGTATCCGGCACCAAAGGCACCGGAAAGCATGGCGATTATGTCAAAGCGGTTCACGATGCCTGCTCATATAAATCGTGTGCTGCTCGACGCTGGATTTGGTCGTGCCGGCCTTTACCTCGGCGACCGTATCGAACCCCCGAACTCCGCACCCGGGCTCGTCCTCGAAGTTCCAGCCGTCCTGCAGCGTCACGATGATGCTGTTTCCTAGGCTACGCTCATCATCGATGAACGCAATCCAGTGACGCTGTTCTAATAAATCCTGCAGTGTTTTGCTCATAGCTCGTAAACCCCCAGTTCTCCCGGATTAACCCACTCCGAGTAAAGCCCATGCCTTCGCAGCGTGTTTTCAACCCGCGGGTTAACCCCAAATTCCCAAGCGGTTTTACCGGACGACCAGTAATCAGCCCACTTGTACGAATCCTCCGCCTCCGCATTGATGTGGAAGCGGCCGTCCATGTCAGGACGCTCGTACACCGGGACGCCCATCCGCTGAAGGGCGTCGTAAGCTCTGCGGAATTTCTGTTTCATATGTCCTCAGAAGGAATAGTCGTAGAACTTATCGCGCTCACCAATCCGCAGCCCCGCGCTGCGTGACTGAACGAGCCGGCCTGTCTCTGGGTTGATCTGATGCTCGACCCATTCCCCTGACTTTACCTTCCGATAGATGCGCCGGTGGGCATCCGGGTTCGGCGTGAAGTGATATTCCTGTGCTTCGCTCATGCCGTTGGAGTCAACTCGCACTGCGTGGTCTTCCTGCACCACGATGTACCGTTTTTTCGTGTTGACTTCAACGATAGTCGCGGGGTTGCGGTCAGTCCACGACAGTAGGGTTGCGCCCATCCCGACTACTGGCTCCGGTTCGCCGATAGTCATGCGGGAATACAGGTGGTTCATCAAGCTGCCAGTTTCGGTTCCGAGATTCATGGTGTTCTCCTTGAGGGGGCCGAAGCCCCGATGGTCAAAAGATTATGTTCGTTTAGTGCTTTAAGGTGCGCGGGCACTTCCAGTACCGCGCCTGCTCAGGAAGGTCGCCACCGTCGATGGCAGCAGCAACGAAAAACTCCCACTCAGACTGCTTGTTGACGGTTACACCGTCGCGGCGCTGCGCGTCGCGCAGGTCAAGGAAGTAGGCGCTGAATTTTTCGCGGGCTTGTGATTCGGTCATGTTCGCTGCCCCTCAAGCGATTGAAGCAACTTTGATCACGGCGCTGGACTCGCCGCGGAACGCTTCGACCTGCTCGGCAGTGATGCCGAAGTGGGCGCACAGCGCGTCGAGGTCAACCGAACCTTTGCGGTTCTCGATGGTGACGCGAACACCGTACTTCTCACCGCGGTGCTTGCCCTCGCCGTAGGTGTTGGCAATGCCGTCTTTCAGCGTCTTGCACTGAGCGGTCAGTTGCTTGATCTGACGGTCGAGCACTGCAAGAGTGTCGATGTCATTGGACAGGCTCTCGATGGTGGAGAGTGCTTGGATGGTGGCTTGGACTTCGGTCATCTCGTTCTTCCTTGTTTACCCTGCGACGTTGCAGTGATGAAATTCTAACACGAAGTTAGATTGTCAGTGCAAGCGTTTTTTTGCGGGTCTTTTTTGCCCGCTTTTTTCCTGTTGCTTTTTTGCTACTTTTACCGCTGCTTCAGAGTGGAAAACACGTTGCGCAGCGTCTCGTTCAGGGCGTCGATCTCGTCCATCTTTGCGATGGCCCACGCTCTTTTTTGCCCGTGCCAGCCCATCAGCGACCCCTGATGGCACGACTTGCATAGAGCAACCACCGTGTAGTGGGAGCCCTGCTTGATGTGATGGGCGTCAGACGGCCCCCACGCCGAGCACACAGAGCAGGGCTGCTCCTTCACGAGCCCAACCCAATCCCGCTCCTTGGCGTTCATCTTCGAGTTCATAGCGTTGCCTTGTCCATAGTGCGATTGGACGCTTCTTGAGACCGCCAGACATCGATTCGGGCCTGCGCCGATACCAAACCCCATCTGAGCGTTTCCTCGCGCTCTACGGCCTCCTGTAGGCCTTTGAGCACCTCGACATACACCGGGTCGGAATACGCTTCCATCTCCGCGGCCGCTGCCGTCTTAGCGCGTCCCTCAGTCATCGCCGCCTTCATCAGCATCGCCTTCTGGCTTTTGCGGAATTCTTCGAGGTACACCCTGTGTGCCTTAGCCTCTCCATACCGCTGCCCATGGGTGTACAGGTAGTCCACCGCATCATTGATGTCTCGATCACTCATGACAACCTCGCAATCAGCGCCGCATCTGCCAGCGCCTGCCCTTTGCCCTTCTTGTGCAGGTCCGTCCACCGCGGCCACAGTTGAATCGCTCTCGCCCTAGCGGCGTCCTTATCCGTCCCGATCAGTCCCGCGGCCTTCTTCCACGCCTGCGGAGTCACCAGCGTATGACGCACGCCTAGCGCACCGAGCACGCCCATGATCGTGCCGGTGCTATGCCCGAAGTTGAATGACGACGCCACCCCTTGTTTGGGCATGCTATGCACTAGTTCGACATAGACATGCTCCGCCATGCTGGAGCGGATGAATTCGGCCAGTGCGGCCGCGTTGACTCTCGTGGCGGACCCCACCGTTACCGTCGGCATTTCAATCCACTCAATCGGCGTTCCGTCTTCGAGGAGCACCACGGCGCCCGTAGCGCCCGGGTCAATCCCGATCACCCTCATGATCTTTCCTGACCGCGGGTGCTGGCATTGAGGAACTGCATCTCGTCCTCGAACTTCGCACGCAACTCGACCAGCGCAGCCAGTGCCTGCTCATCGCGGCCGTTGTACAGCACCGAGACCAGATCACACGCCGGCAGGGATTTGACATCCTCCAGACCCATAGACTTCACGTCCCGGTACGACAGAGACGAGCGCCCCTGATTTAGCCAATGCACGAAATAATCCGCGTCAGTCATTTTTTCTCTCCCTTTAGTTCAAATTGTTCGCAGTTGCGCAGAACGAATCGCGTCTGTGCAGTCGGCCGGCCGCGGGCATCGCGTATGGCATTGCACAGCTTGTTGACGTGATGCTTGCACTCGAAACACACGCGCCGGTAATCGGGCTGGTCTCGATCTCGCTCGAACATCTTTTCCGCGAGGTCATACGCCTCGTCTTCTGATAGTCCTTCGGCAATGAAGGCTTTGCGCCGCCTGTCCCATCGGTAAATCGCTTTTTCCAGTTCCTTGTCCATGTGCTCTCCCGATCCACAACATTGTGGTGACGAGAGTCTAACACGCGGTTAGAACTTCAAGCAACAACCGTAATCGTCGAGGTCTCTCGATCTATCTGGACTTCGCCTTCCATCACGATGTTCCAGTCTTCGCTGGACTCTTCTTTTTCTCCCCGGCAGGGAACCGTGATGACAATGTTTTTGACGATGTACTCGGTGTCTTCGGCAAACACCCGCCAGACATGGTCTTG